CGGAGTGCAATGAACAGTAATATCAGTTATTTTGACGATTTGGAAGATTCTATGGATAAGCCAGCTGGCTATGAGGTCGTTGCAAAAATTTGCAAACCCTTAGTTCCTCCTGGGTTTATGTCTAAGCAGGGTAGGGAGTTTGCGTTTTTAAGATTTCTTAGTAAGCGGGGTGTATCACTAGTATCTACTAAAGATATGGCTGGTTATTGCACTTCGCTGATTGTGCACGAATTCAAACATCGTGCGCTTTCTGTTGAAGAGGCACGTACTGTGGGTTTACAACTGCAGTATGTAGCTGAACAAGATTACTCAGTTGTTGCCGGGTTGGGTGAGTTGCTCGGGAATTTTGGGAAACCTGGGATGACTCGCGATTTTAGTCTTGCTGTTGTCCTTGGTTTTTTTGCGGTTCCCTTGAGTATGACTCCGATTGTTCTTGAGTTTATTCGTGATCGTATCAATAGTATGGATGCGGTCATAAATACGCTGGAGAGTGGTATTCGTCGCTGTGTTGCTTGCAACGTGGCGGAGTACAATGAAGACCAGAAATTCAAGAACTTTCGTAAAACGACGCTTCTATGTAATTCTTGTGCAGCTATCAGAGTGTTTGCGTTATGGGATGAGAATATCAGAACATTTTGCACTGCTTTCCGTATATCTGGTATGTACGGGTCGATAGCGCATTATGGGAATAAAGGAAAAGAGAGGGTAATTTCTCTTGGAACGGAAGGCGCTCTTAAAGCTCCAATCGTGCCAATGACGGAAGTCGTAGTACCTGGGTTTTTATCCAGGGTATGCGATTGTATTTGTTCTCCCTTTTCCTATGTTCGTTCCTGGTGGTCTGGTTCTAGAAAGCAGTCTGATGCTATTGCACCTTCTGCCGAGTCCTCGGAGGCAGGGGGTGATGCTGAATTAGAGGTTTCTCGTGGTTTGATTGATCTTTTCGATAAGGAAGAGGTCAAAGAGCCAGCTGCAAAGCCGTTGACTATGGATCAAGCTTCCAAAAGTGTTGTTGAGCGAATTCGTTCGTTGGACATCACTATGGAGGATTTTGTGAAGTATGGTGTTTCTGTTGCTACTATGGGTGCTGTTGCGTTGTTTGCGTATCGTATGATGCGTAAAAAATGCGATAAGAATCCAGAGGCTGCTAAGAAACATTCTCTTGTTGACAGTTGTGTTAGTGTGGCTAGTTCAATCACGACAGTTTCTATTCTGTTAGGTTTTGTTCTAGGTAAGAAGGATGTTAAGGTAGTTACTAACTCTCTTCGTTCCGTGTCCCTGATAGGATCGGTTGCACGCGCATTGTTTGGTGAAACTGTTGAAGTCCCTGATTTTGACAGGTTAGAACCTTTTGATGAGGCGACAGCCAATTTTTCAGCTGCTATTAGCGAAGGTCGAGTTAGTGATGGTGTTTGGTCAGATGTAGTTGCTTATCGATGTACTCCAAATGGTATCGCGGATGACGAATCAACTTCTCACTTTCGTGTGAAGCCACGCAACATGAAATCCTGGGATTATGTTTATAAAACTTGGGGTCCTATGGCCCAGAGTGATTATATGATTCTTGCTGGTGTTGGGTTGGCTTTATGCGCGGGTGTGTCTATCGCACGAAGTATGGCTAAGAAGAAATCATTTGATGAAGCTCTATGCGAGTTACCCATTCTTGGGCCTTGCTTTGGGTTTTTGTCAGCTTTGGTTTCTGATGTGTCGTCTAGTGAGATAGTCGAGGAGGGTAAGAGGCGTTTTCGTGATGTTTCTGCCCGTCAGAAGGCAGGAGTTGCGCAGGGTGGAGGTGAAGTTGTCGTAAAATCAGCCAAGGACACATTATCCTTGGTCAAGTTTAAGGCACCAACGGCTCTACCGGTGAGTCCACTAGAGTATAATGGGTTAGCAGCTCATTTGGCGTCAGCACTCCCCCAGTTGTTATCCTATGTGGAGACTCCTGAGGGAATTCTTGCTGTTGCGGTCAGAGTTTGTTCCCTGTACAAATCTATTGCTCCACATGTCTTTCATATTTTTGTAGGTGAATATAAACGTTTGGCGACTCGTGACGATGTCGACGCAAGTCGGTTTTTCTATCGTCCCGGGGTGTTTAACGATATAGGATCCTATGACAAATTGTTGGATGTGTGCAGTCAAAAATCCATTCTTCCGTTGACAATCTTATCTCATGTGAAGCGTATCTATTTAGATAAGGTTCCACATGTATCTGAAGTCACAGATCTCTCTCCAGCCGGAGTGGCTAAGTTAGCTACTGATAAGGCGCTCGGGATAGGAGAGGTGATTCTGCGACCGACAGGATTCAACTGGGCTGACAGCGACTCGGAGAGTATCCGGTCGGTGTGGGTCTGGGTGAAGGCTAAGGTTGGATGGAACGATGGTGTACAGGTGACAAATTATGATTCTATTGATACTAGCAGTAGTGTGAATCCATGCCTTGAGATTTCGTCTGAAGGATGGTTTTGGACTACTGCTAATGTCAGTAACAAGGGCGAGATTCTTAACATTGGATCTGGTAGTGTGGATGTACGTGCACACAGGTCCGGTTCTGCTATAGATAGTATTGAGGTATGTCCTGGTAATGAGACAGCCGAAGAGATGTGGGTTAGGATGCATGCTAAAGTTGCTGGTGACGGTTCGGTTGAGGAGCTTGGTGTATTAGTACCGCCTCAATCGGAAGCACGTTGGAGTAACAAGTTCCGCCCTAAACTTAAAGCTGTTTCTGTCCGTAAGAAGAGTAACAAGCCTGTAGCCGAAGCTATTTTACCTCATAATGTAGGTGTTGCACAACCAATGAACGCTGTCCCTGTTATGGATGGTAGTACGCGGGTTTTTTGGATGAGTAAGCTCCATTGTGTCTTGAAAGAAAAGAGATTTACTTTCTTCGCTTTTCCTATTATTGATTTTAAGAAGTTTCCGAACTCCTATGTGATCTGTAGTGGTGGAAAGCGTATTTTGTTGAAGTCAGTGCCTATGGCGGACATCAACGGAATGGCAATAATAAAGGCTGAATATCTATCTGTGCAAGCAACCTCGCTACGAGTGGGGACAATCTCTGAGAAGTCAATTATAGGTGCGATATATGATCCTGAGAGTCAAAAGTTTGGTAGTGCTTCTTGTGAGGCGCAATCGAATGGTGACTGGATGTATCAGATGTCAACCGATTTTGGTTATTGTGGATTGTCAATTCTTGTGGCGAAAGGAGGTGAGGGTCATGGATCAGTGTTAGGGATCCATCATTTAGGTTCGCAAGCGGGAAACTTTTGTATGGGATTTGAGACAAGGAAGGAGAAATTGTTCGAGTATTTAAACTCGAAAGCCCCTCAATAGAGGGGCGAAGAACAATAGTTCCTTTCTTTATCGAAGACCATGCAAAAGGTGGTACTCTTAGGACATATAACGCGTTTACCGGGCTTTTTAATACCGGTTTTCGCGTTCCCTTTGGTACAAACTCAGTGTGTGATAAGCAGGTTGTAGCCTTTCAACGATATGGGAAGTTATCTCGAGAAGTGAAATATCACTATACCGTACCTACGGAAGCGTCCATGTGGAAATCTATCCTGAAAATGGATATTCGTCCATGTGTGTCGTTTGATCTCAAGAGATTTCATCGTGCCATTGAAAGGACCTGGTCAGTGTTACAGCCTGCTCTCAAGCAACCAACACTCACTTTTATCCCTGATTTTGTGTTGACTACGTCAGCAACGTTTCCCTATACTGTTATGGGGTTTCGATCGAAATCGGAGGTTTTTAGTGATTCGAGGTGGCTTGATGCTGTTGGATCTGCGGAACATCTATGTACTGTGTGGCGTGTCTCTGGGAAATCAGAGATTAAATCAACAGTCGATATCAAGGACGGCAAAATAAGGACCTTTATTATTCCACCACTTCATCTGTTGTGGTGGCAGAAGGTTTTCTTTGCTGCACAGGATAACGAGTTGAAGTCAGCTAGGTGGGGCTCAATCCGGTATGGGTTGTGCTTTGCTTATGGTGGCTTTGACAAGTTGATGCGCAAACACGAGGGTCGCACTATTCTTTTTGGTGATGTTTCTGGGTGGGATAGGTTGCTTCCTATTCTCCGTGATGTTTATGCTATCAGGCGTAGGGGTCTTTCAATTCCTAATGATTTGGAGGACAAATACGGTTGGGTGGTTGAAAACACGGTGAATGCGAAGCTACTTCTCCCAAACGGAGACATTATTCAAAAGGGGTGGGGTAACAACTCTGGAGGTGGATGTACCACAGCTGACAACTGTATTACACATGATATAGTCGTTAGGTATATTGAAGATAGAATCGATTATGAGGCTGATACGTGGGGCGATGATTTCATCGGCTCAAGTACTAGTAAGAATGCGAAGAATATTATTCAGCAAGCATACACAGAATTCGGGTTTACTATGAAGTATTTGACGGAGATTAGTTCTCCTGAAGGTGCTGAGTTTCTCGGAGCTACCTGTGTTTTGTTTGATGGGTATTATGTACCTGCGTATTCCTCTGATCGAATTTATGCTGCTATGGTTTTGACGGGTGAGAGTCATACACTTATGGATGAAGTCTCTAAATATTATGCTTTTTTATTTCTATCCTGGAATGATGTTGAACTCTTTGATGAGATAGTCTGTGTTCTAGTCGAGTGTCTGAAAGACGATACTCTGCATGGCGAGATGGTCGGTTTCCTTCGGAAACAGGGTATCCCGACGAGATTACAGGTTATTTATAACTTTTGGATAGGGAGCGAGTCATCGCTTTATATCCCGGAGGAGGAGGCTTTTAAAAATGTTATGACAGAATTCAATGTTATCCAAAGCGCAATATTTAGAAAAACACAAACAGAAGTTTGATTCAAAGAACTTATCGAAAACAGAGCGGTCTAACCGATACCGCGATTATCAGTTGTCCAAAGGGATGAGGAACGAGGGCGTATCACGTCAAGCGTTGCCCCGTGGGCGTAAGGCTGGTGGCCAATTATCGTATAGTACGATGTCAGAGTGCTCGAAGCTGTACATGAAGGCTCTCTGTGACCCCTGGGGGGTCAGAGGAAGTCCCTGTGTGCCAGATTCTATCACTCTGCCATCATACAAGGTGTCATTCTTTGCTCGTGGATCCCTTGGCATTGGTGCTAGTGGCGCAGGCTTTATTGTCTGCTGTCCGTATAATGGTATGGCTGGGGATACTCCGTTTGGTCAGGTTACTACGGAAGTTTACTCAGGCACAGGGTTTGAACCTGCACTTTCTGGCGTCAGCAATTTCTACTCTAACTCTAGTTATAATGCAACTGAGTTTGCTTTAACTGGAGGTATGAGGAGGCGTGTTGTCGCTTGTGGAGTGCGGGTTCGATACGTTGGGCCTGAGTTGACTCGTGGTGGTCGGATTATAGAGTATCGCCATCCTACTAATTATAATGCACCAGCGGGAGCTTCGGCTGCCGTGTTGCTTGCCAATCGTGAAACAGAGCCAGTTCCCGTAAACCGTGAATGGCATTATGCGATGTGGAAACCAGCGATTCCCGACGATCTTGGCTATTCTGCTTCTCCCTCTGCTGTGCAGGGGTATTGCTTACTAGTCTTAATCGTTGGGGCGCCACCGGGGGTTACGTTTGAGTATGACGTCATTGCCCACTTCGAGCTCATTGGGGATGCAGTGCCCAACTTAACTGCATCTCATAATGATCCTCTTGGCATGGCGGTCTTGTCGCAAGGCTTGGCTGCGCATCAACCAGATAAAGCACCTGCGGATAATTTTAATGCCGTAGCTAAATCAGTTGGTAGTGTCGCTCGTACAACGTTGTCATTTATTGGTCCGATGTTAGGTGTCCCGCCTGAGCTTGTCTCACTAGGCACCAACCTCATTGGATCATTGATTGACTAATACTCTCGTTCCTCTTATCGCAGGGCAGGACTCGTCACCTGTGGGGCTTTACGAACCCCCGAACCCTAGTAGCACGAATTGTGCGACGTAGTGCCAAAGACACATTCCTCTTGTGAATCCAATACTGATGTTCGATTGTTTTCGTAAGGTACGGCCTGAAAACATTTAGTTGTACGCAGATTGTCGTGCATCAGAGTAGGAAAGAATTGTGGTGTGTGTTAGTAACACTAGGTAGGACAACCAGTATGGATGGTTGATAGGATTAGCGATCCTTCCGGTCCGAGCTGTGGTGTAACAACCACGACCTTCCCATATGGGGTTTAGATTTTTTCATAAAACAATGAGATGAAAGTTCTCATGGACCTTCGGGCCCACCCTTCCGGGTTTAGCAGCCATACACTGCATATAATTTTTATTATATGTGTGTGAGCTGCATGCGGGAGCGGCTTATACACATATAAATAAAAAGAA